CCTTGTGGTTGCATCTCTACTGCTTTGCTTGTGTGTCTATCTGGATTCTGGCAGGTTGGTAACTGAGTGGGCTTGACGAAGACTGTCAACGTCGAGCCACACTCAGGGCAACGATATCTCTTTGCTGCCATACCAACAACCTGGTTTACTTCTCTTGGATTGACCAGAGTTCGGCGTCATCGAACTTGGCTGCGCGCTCTGCGAGCGTGACGGCCTTCTGTTCGCCCTTGCTGTTGGTCACGTGGACCACGATGCCAGGGGTGCCAGTGAAGCGAATCTTGACGCCCCACGATTCATCCTTGAGTTTGTACCAACGTGCGCTGGTGTCTTCCATGGTGTTCTCCTTTTCTGTTGATTAGAGTTCCGCGCCTTGGGACATAGCAACTTGTAGTCGTTCAACCTGTGAACGCAACATCGTTACCTGTTCCTTTAGCGCGATGTTTTCGTACTCGAGCATATCGCGGTGTTCACGTAGGACTTCCATTGCCATGTCCATGTGGTCCACCGTTGTTTGCAAGAGTTCGATCTCTGCTAACGCTGATTCTGTCATGAGTCCAGCGTATAGGTTTATATCTTGTAGTTCAAGTACCTTCTTCGTTCGACTGGGGTCTTGCCTCCCCAGATTCCCTCGAAGATGTGGTTTGTGTTCGCCCAGTCAAAGCACTTCTTGCGTACTGGGCATAGCCCACAAACCTTCTTGGCCTGTCCAACCTTGTGTGCGTGTCCCTGTTCTGGGAACCACAGCAAGGTGTCCATGCCTCGGCAAGCACCCTGCTCCATCCACTCGTGCGACTTGTCGACGAGCGCCCACTCATCTGCCAATGTCATGTAGTTATATCCCCCACGGTCGGAATCCGCTGCCGTTCTCTTGTGAGTAGTCATACAAAGCCTTTGCTGCCCGCAGGTTCGTAAGCGGATCGAATAGGTCTTCACAGTATTTGATGATGCCCAGGCTCTGCAAGTATCCGTTCTTGTAGTACCTACTGGGTAGGCACCAGGACCTGTCGTTGATCTGGGTCAAACCCATATCGGTCGAGCCGTCCTTGTTCAACGTGGTGTTATGGGCCTTGGGTCTACACCGTGATTCGCGGTGCATGATGTAGTCCAGGGTCTCCATCTGGTTGCCCTTCCAGCCAGCCCGACGGGCTAATGCCCACCATTGGGGGCAGAGCGCGTCCTTGGGGACGGGTCTATAAGCCGCGGAAACGGGCCTAGGACGCGATATGAGCGTCGTTTCGACCGTTCCCGTGGGTACCACAGGGGCTGTTGCAGCCAGCGCTTGTGGGGCGCTCACCGTAACAGCCAAGGCGACGGCTATAAGCCGTATTCGTCTTGCCATTAGTTCCTCCCAACTTTAGCAAAAGGGATATCGCCCTTACTGGGCCACAACACGGACCCAGCAAGGGAGGGTTACGCCTACCACGAAAGGTTGTGGTTGGTTTCCCTGGTGTAACCCTTACGCCTGAATGAGGCTAACCAGATCGGCGAAGTCTTCCAACGTCATGAGTACTATGCCGTCTGACACACCGTCTGGCATGGCAATCATCGCGAAGGGACGTACATCTCCCAGTGACTTACTCGCATTGGATTGCGCGTGAGCCGCCATAAAACGGGTAGCAATCGGACCGACCTGCGCACCCGCTTTGACCTCGACTCTAAAAAGGCCACCCCAGTGTTCCTCATGCCTACTGCCAGCGTTACCCGTAGCAGATAGACCAAGTTTCTTTCTTGCACGGCGAGCCTTGCTATCTCCTTTAGTGCGGTTGCGTTTGCCTCGAGCAACAGGATCGTTGCAGCCCTTGATCCTACGTTTACCGTCGCGACCTGGACGCCCAAGCGTTCCAAACTTTGGGCATCCATCCAAGTTGCACTTCTCCCTATTGCCTTCACAGTCTCCCTTTCGCGTGTCCACTATTACCGACCCTCACGTCGACCAGTGTTTTGTTTGATGAGCCTGGCGGTCCCATTCTGTTCTGCGGTGTCTTGATTTTCTGGCGACACGCAATCCCAACAAGTTCGTTTTGTCCAGTTTGGGCAGGCAGCCACATGAAGACCCCATTCCCGCCATCTACGCAACCTCGTCACAACATCGTCAGTCACATCCACGGCGCACACTCCTGTTCGTAGTGCTGTTTTGCGCCCTTACAGTCACCCTCTTGGATGAACTCGTGCATGATGCCAGCGATGTTGCGCCAGCGGTTTACTTCTTCCCTCAATGACTTGACCGATGCGGTCAAGGTAGTGATTGGGTCTGGGTTCATTTCTTCTTCTTCCTCGGTTTCTGGGTCTTCCAGTAGTCACGGTTGTCATGGCAACGGCAGGTACAAGCCTCGATCTCGTCTTCCTCCCACCGTCGCAAGATTGCGGATACGTCCTTGCAGTGCTCACACATTTTTGTCAAGCCCCAAGTATCTGATGATTGCCCTGCGAATGACGTACGACATTGAGGTGTCGTCCAACTTCGCAAGGTCGTGGATCATCTCGGCGGTGCGCCTGTCAAGACGCAACGCAATCAGTACGGTCTTCTTCTGTTTCATTTGGTTGCCATGTCCAGAAGGTTGATGAGGTCAGACGCCTCACCCTTGGTGAGTTGTGCAAGATCGGTGATTTCTCGACCAGCATGAGAGGATGCCAACTGCAAACGGTCTTCCTTGCTGTAGTTCTGCGACATCGACAGACCGATGATCTTGCCAATCTGGGCACGGCTCGCTGGGTCATTCGTGTTCTTGACACGGTTTGCACCAGGACGCTCGACTGGCCTTGCATCAAAGACACGAGTGATCTCGCGCAGTGCAGCGACGTTCTCTGCAACCTGTGCAGGCGATACCTGTGCAGGCGCTGGTGCTGGCGCTGGACGTGGGGCTGATGCGCGTTGCACCTTTTCCATCTCCTCGCGCGACGGGCGCTTGCTTGGGTCTGAACCAGCCAGCCCTGCGTTTGCCAACGCGCGTCCCACGGCTGAACTCTCACAGTTCTCGACGTGACTGGTCTTGTTGACCATGCCCTCGCCTCGTGTTTCCTCAGCCCAGCCTGTCGAGACAAGGATGTTGTCGACATAGATAGATGCCTTGAACACGCAACGATTGTCGGTGTAGTGCACGAGTTCGGTTTCGACTCGGGTTCGTGGAACTACCGACTCGGGTAGTTCGTACTTGACCAGCCAGCGGTCGAGCCTGCTTGCGACTGTCTCATAGTTCTCGAGATTGAATCCCATGATTACTTGCCTCCTGTGATGATTCGGAATGTCCGATAGGTTGATTGCTTCTTGTATTTCTGAGCCAAGGCTGGGTGTTCAGCCTCGAACTTCTTGGTGTCAAACGAGTTGCGAGTTGCCGTCTTCCACGACACCATCGCAACACCGTCAACTGTGCCGAACTCTGCGTCACCCAACTTCATGCAAATGGCAGCCTTGAGTTGGTCTTCACGGTTCGTCAGAATCTTGATGTTTCCCTGAATGTGTTGCAGTTCACTGATCGCTCCAGCAAAGTCATCGTCGAGTTCGACCGATGCTGGTTCCGACTGCGGGTACGCATCAGACGCATGGCGGTACTCGTACTCTGCATTCTCTGGCATGATGCCATTGTCAATCGCCTCCAAGAACTTACGGCAGGCCTCAATGTGGATCTGCTTTTCGTCCGAGGATACGTGCTGGGTGTAACGGTGTAACTGCAGGTCGCTGTCGAAGATCACCCATTCGATGACGGGGGACTCGGTGCAGATTGCCTGCTGTACGCCCTGCCAGTACCAATATCGGGGGAGCACCCCATCCCAACGCTTGTTGGTGGTCTTGACTTCGTACGGCACACCGCTTGGGGTGATGGCATCCAGTGTGGCAATGAGTCGTACACGATCGTCACGGAACGCGTACATCACATCGGGTGTGGTGAGCGTGATGTCTTCGAGTTCTGAAGCCCACTCGATCAGGACTGGCTCGAGTTTCTGTCCACGCAACATTGCCTTGTTTGGCTCTTTGGGTTGCGGTGGCTCGGTTGCGAGCAACTCCACAGCGAGGTCTGCTGGTGTCATGAACGAGTGTTCGCCATGCACAGCCGCTGCTGCTGATGCCGAGATTCTCGGCAGTCCGTGTTCATCGGACCATCTGACTGCGAGCCATTGCTCGCTCCCGTGTTCGGGTTTGATTACGTGATAAGTACCCATTGTTCCTCCTTGGTTGGGTGTATAACACTGTATAACCCAACCAAGGGGAAAGCAACGTCAGTCAACAAGAACTTTTATTGACCTAACCATCTGCACGGGAATGTGCATGGCATGGATACCTTCGCCCTTGCAAAGGCTCTGCCACAACGTCACGTGCTGATCCTTGGAGCCAGGCTCCCCAACTGGGATGAGGAACCCCACCGAGTCAACAATGGTTTCCCCATCGTCGCTGTAATCGGTGAGGT